TGCCCCGCTGGAAGTCGGTGGGAATGTCGGTGTCAGTACTCAAACCCTCCTCGAATCGCAGCGGGCCGCGCCCACCTGGGGCGTTCGGCCCCATGGTCTCGTCGTAGGCGTACCGGCCGCGTTCAGGAAACTGCGGTTCGGGGGCCAAACTCATCGGCTTTCCTCCCTCGTCGGGTTGTATCTCAGGCTAGGCTGTGCGGCACTTCCCCCCTAGACCACCCGACGGGCCATGCCTCGCCGTACCTCGTCGTGCCGAGCCAGTCCCCATCTCCCCTCACCAAACCGACGTACCAGGGTGAACACGCCTCCAGCTAGCCTGGAGGCGTGAGCGCGTCCGAGACCTGGGCACATAACACCTCGATGAACCGGGCCATCGGCTCCGACGCCGCGGCTAAGCCGGCTGTCGGCGCTGACGAGGACGAGCAGTCCTCGCCCGACGCGCCCCAGCCGCCCACGGGGTCGACTGGATCTCAACCTCAGGGACCATCAACACCTGGGACATGATGGTGGCGCAGGACAGTGAATCGACGTAGTCGTCATGCACGCCGGCCTCGTTCGGGGCAGCTACCACGAGGTGAGCACCCTTGTAAGTCTTCTCCACATCCACCATCTGGGTTCGGAACCGACGCCAGGTCTTGGTCCGCTTGGCCCTGGGATGCGCCGGCCACGACAGCAAGCCCCGCTGGAGTAACTGCTGGAGGTGCTTCCACCTGGCACTTTGATCCTGGATCTGTGACGACAGTGGTTCCACCTGGATACGTGGCAGCAGTCGCTTCAGCCGATCAGCAGCTACGTCGCCAACTCCTTGAGCGTCAACGCCGCAGGCCACGATGGAGTAGTTGCTGAAGAAATCCACGATCCGCCAGTACTGATCCTCCCATTCTTCCCCGTGCATCTCCAGCCAGTTCAGGATGCGACAGTCGTATAGCCCCAGTTCGTCCGGTCGGTCCCAGTCTACGAAAAGCACCGTGACCACGGTGGAGTCCATGCGGCGGGCAAAATCTATGCCGGCCACCAGGGGAGAACGCCAGTAGCTCTGGACGATGGGCATGGTGGGGTCACCAAGCTCGTCCATACGAGTCTCTGTGACCAACATGCCCCGTTCCAGGAGCCACTCCAACCTGTAGTTGAGCCTGAACTCATCGCTGTCCTCCCCGATCCGCATGGCCTCACCGCGGATGTAGGCCGCGTAGTTCTTGTTGAACCGGGCGCAGTAGTGCCAGTCGAACCGGAAGTGGTTCTTCTTGCCACCCCGGCGTAGCTCCATGCGCCGGTTCATCTGGATGGTCTTGAAGAAGGCCCCTTTAATGATGTCAGGAGTGCCGGTCATGACCATGGTCGCCAAATAAAAGGCTCCCATCGGAGCGATGGATTTATTCAAAACGTACTCGTCCACCGACTGGGATTCGTCTACAAAGATGACATGGTACGACTTGGACTCGATCTTGGCCCTGGGGTTGGCGGTCTGCATGGCGCAAAAGCTCTGGCATTTTTTCAAGCGGACCTTCCGCGACCCTGGGCGCACCACGTCATCGATCTCTGGGTCTTCCAGCATCTCCAGCGCCCGCTCTGAGGTCAGACGGTCCACCACACGTCCAAACAGAGTCTCAACCTGCTGCTCAACTGGAGCGAAGCAACCGACCATGACCTCCTTGCGGAACTTCGCGAGCATGCCCACGTCAGGGAACATCTCAGCTAACCGCGGTAACAAGATCATCAGGCTGGCGGCGACGTTGGCGATGACCTCTGTCTTGCCGCTCTGGCGGGAGCATTCCCCAGTGATAGTGGCCCCATCTCCGCTGATGACGCTCTCGATGATGCGCCGGCCCAGGGTCTCCTGGTAGGGGAACATATCCACCCCGCTGAAGATGAGCGTGAACTCCCACACCTTGTCCACAAGGCGGTCCACAAACTGCTGGTCGTTGGGGTCCAGGACAGGCGGGGCGTACTGGGCCAGGTCGTCGGAGAGGCCATCCTCACCTGGCTCCAGGTCGTCTTCCCCCAGGGTGGGGTCATCCACGTAGGTCATCCCCAACCAGGCTAGGAGGGCCGCGGAACCTGTGGAAAACTCCCCCTTGCGGAGGGTCCGGAACTACGCTAGTGTTTTTTCCGGAGAAGGTACCCGGCGGGGGAAGTGCGTGTAAATGATCCGCGCCTCTAGTCGGTCGTAGGCGGCGCTGTAGAAAACAGCCTCCATTTGCAATCTTCGCCGGGGTAACGGCTTCACTCATGTAGTTACAAAGGCGCGCCCAAATCTCCGGAGATTCGGGCTTGACAGCCGCCTGGGGCGGGTGCAAAGTACGGGGTTACCGCCCTGGCTCAGGCCGAGCGGGCTGGAATCGAGGAGGTGGAGGGTGGACAAAGGCTTGGTACCACCATGCCTGGAACTGGGTGACGGCCCCGAGCATGTGCTCCTGGCCTGGATGTCGAAGAAGGCTGGGAGCAGGGGTTTAGTGAAGCTGGACCCTGCCGGATTGATCGAGCAGGGTGCCAAGAGAGCCTTCCAGGATCATCACGCCACCAGGAGAACAGAGGCGGCGATGAGGCATCTCCTCGATGGTGACTACATCGAGAGGACCGACATCGGCTTTGAGATCTCGGACCCCTGTTCTTGTTGGAAGGGAGGTAATCCCCAAAACCCCCTCGCCGCCAGGCGACCCGTAGGTATCGTAATGCGCGGAGCGCATGGAGATGCCGAAGCACAGTTGTCTGGATTGGTGTCTCCTGTGTCTTCCCTGGGAGTTAAGTCGGAGTCTGTCCAAAATCCAGTCAGCCTCCTGGCGAGGGATTTTTTCCCCACGGTTTTCTCAGGAGACATGCGGCCCCAGTTGAACTGGCAGGCCCTGGCAAGGGGCCTCAAGATCTGGAGGTCCGACCACAGCATCAGCCTCAACACCATGAGGTTGATGATGGTGGAGTTTGGCCGGCATCCTGAGTGGTGGCGGCGATCAGACAAACCAGTCTGGGTGGTCTTCCTGGGCCGGCGTGACAAGTTGGCTGCCTTGGTGGAGAGTCGTCGGAAGCGCCATCCTGGCGACCGGAGGTACAGCGCCGGCCAGGGCCGTGACTACTGGCTTGGCCGTCACACCCCCCGTTCATACTCCCCGGCATGACCAGGCGCACCCCGCTCTGGGTCCGCGGTCGACTGGACCCTGACTTCGACATCGACCCCAGGCGAGGCTGCCTGACCCCTACCGGTCGTGTCAACGAGTTGTACTTCGACACCAGCATCGAGGCCCTGGCTGCCTGCCAGGCCATCTGCGTCCGCTGCCCGGTGTTCAGAGACTGCACCCGCTGGACCCTGGCGAACTACCAGGACTTCCCCTATGGGATTTTCGCCGGCATGACCGAAGAGGTCAGACGGCGCATCCATGAAGGGAAGGAGGTGTACTACGACTGGCGGCAGGAGTGGACCCGCCGGCACCTCCAGGAGCGCATCGCAACCCGCAAGCTACGGGAGCAATACCAGGCCGGCGAGCGCAAACGAGCCGCGGCCAAAGCTGAGATGCCACCCTGCCCCCTCTGTGGGCAACGAGATAGTGTCTCCCGCAACGGACGCCAGGTGAACCTCGTGCTCCCTGACCGTCAACGCTACCACTGCCGTACCTGTAACCGGAACTTCCTGGGAGAGGAACTATGAACGACGTATTCCCGCACTATCGCAGCAAGACCCTGGAGCAGTTTGAGGCCAGTACACCAATCCTGAAGGAGGCAGTAAATACTGTCGAGGGCTATATCGGCAGGATCGCCCTGGCGAGAGCCATTGGCAAGGGCATCACCTTCATGGGCAGAACGGGACCGGTAAGACCCACCTGGCGTGCTGTGTACTAACCGCGGCCAGGGACACTGAGCACAAGATCGAGTGCATTGAACTAGCCACCTACATCGACCTGTACCTGGAGATGTTCCGCGTCCAGGATGCGGACCGGATCGAGTACATCAACGATCAGCTTCGCTACATCAAGCGGTGTCACTTCCTGCTCCTGGATGATTTGGGCCGCGAACATAGGTCAGGGTCAGGTTGGTCAGGCGAGCGCGTCTTCGACCTGATGCGCTACCGCTATAACCGCGGCACACCCACTCTGATCACCACCAATCTGACGCTTGATGAACTGGATGAACGCTACGGCGAAGGGATGTCCAGCCATCTCCAGGGATCCAGCATCGTCGTGCTCGTGGATGGCGAGGACTACAGGGTGAGGAACGCCGATGCGTCGTGGTCAGATCGGGACTGACGCAGAGGGCCGAGTCTTCTTCGTCTGGGAGGGCCTGGTGGCGGTCCTCCCAGACCACCGACTGGTCAGGGGCCTGGAGCGACTGGCAACCACTACCGGCCAGTTCCGACGAGCCGTCGACTACTGGAAGGTGCAAGACCGGGCGCTGGCCCTGATGTGGTCACTCAACCAACGCACCCCCTGGCGCATCGACCTCGTGGTCACCACCCGCGGTC